TTATTTAGAAAATTATGTAGCACAAACAACACCTTTTGTAAGACCTGCAATTCCTGCATTAATGGTTAATTTACAAATGATAGACCCATCACAAACAACAGGGTCAGCACATGAGTTATATGTAAGCAATAGACAAAAAGGACAAGCAACGGTAACACATTTACCTAACAGCATATCGAATAAAACATATGGGTATGTTATAGTAGGATAACTCTAGGAGTTATTTTATGGAAAAAAATTTATTTATAGTCCCTACTGAACACGTCCATCAATTTTGGCATTTAGCAGAAAAATATTTACAACAAGCAATAGATACAGGCAATGGTGAATTTACAATTGACCAATTACGTCAATTTGTATCTCAAGGTAATTCTACATTATTGTTGGTGCTTGATGAAACATATAAATGCTATTGCGCATTTACAGTGCAATGGGTGAATTATCCTAATGATCGAGTTGCTTATATTACCTATATAGGTGGTATAACTAACAAAAAATGTTGGGATCAATTTGTTGACTGGGTAAGAAACAATGGTGGCACTCGAATACAAGGTAGCACATCAAAACAATCAATCGTCAGATTATGGCGAATTAAATTTGGATTAGAACCTAAATATACTTTAATGGAGTTAAAATTATGAGTCGTTTTTACGGAACAGAGTATTTTGCAGAGTTTGATGGAAATCAATCTATCGATAATGGCAAAATGGGTAGAAAATTATTTAAAGGCGGTGGAGGTGGCAGTAGTCAGCAAACCACTCAACAGCAGTTAGATCCTACTGTTCGTCCGTTCGTTGAGTATGGACTCCAGGAATCAAAAGCACTCTATCAAACACCAGGTCCTAATTACTATCCATACCAAACATATGTTAGTCCATCACAACAAACTCAACAAGCGTTACAATCTGCTCAGAATAGAGCATTGCAAGGTTCTCCATTAGTTACTGGAGCGCAACAACAATTAGGACAAACAATATCCGGACAAAGATTAGGTTTAAATCCATATTTTAGTCAAGCATTAGCAGGCGCAGGAAAAGTTGCTACAACTCAATTTCAAGATGCTCTTAAAAACATTGCATCTCAGTCATCTCAAGCAGGTCGTTACGGATCAGGTGCTATGTCTGACTTGCAATCTCGTGCATCACAAAACTTGGCAGACACATTAGTTAATAAAGCAGGCGAACTTGCATATACTGGGTATGCCACAGAGCGTAATCTCCAGGAACAAGCATTACGAGATGCTCCTGCACTTGCTCAGGCAGACTACGCAGATATTCAACAATTATTAAATGTTGGTCAGACAGCAGAAGATTATCAACGTCAAGCATTAGAATCAGATATTGCTAGATATGAATATGGAGAAAACTTACCATATACTAAACTACAAAATTTCTTATCTGCTAGTTATGGCGCACCTATGGGTCAAGTATCTACAACAACTTCATCAGGAGGTGGTAAATAATGTGGAACTTTATAGTCCCTGCTATTGTAGGCGCAGGCATATCAATGCTACAAAACAGAGATCCAATACAAGGCGCACTTATTGGAGGAGCAACAGGTGGATTACTTGGAGGTGGTTTTGAGGGATTTGGTTCAGCATTAACATCAGGTGGAGCATCAGGAGTTGCTAATACTACAACTCCTGTATTAGGTGGATTAACTGCTAGTGGGGCAACATCTGCTATTCCAGGTAGTTTTAGTGCGGTAGTTCCATCTGCAACAGCATCAGGTATTGCAACATCTGTTCCACAAACAGCAGGTGGTTATTCTAGTTTATTAGGTGGTGAATCTATATTAGAACCTTATAACATTGGTATGAATGGAGTGACATCACAATTAAACACAGGTGCTACCACAGCAGGAATTGATTTAGGTAGTAATGTAGCATCTAATGCAATGAATCAAAGATTTACACCATCACTTATGACCACAGATGGAGCAAGAGGTATTCCGGTAGATCAAGCAGTAGATCAGTCTACATTTGGAGGTTATCAATATACTCCTGAAGAATTAGATGAATTAGATATAACTCCTATTGATGATGCTGAAGATAAAACTGTAATGGAAAAAATTACAGACACAACAGGTCTTGAGAAAAAAGATTTAACATTATTAGGGATTAATCAATTTGCACAATTAGGTGATGTAAAAGAAAATAAACCAGGAGTAGTACAGTTACCTGCAATTCAAAGAAAAGAACCAAAACTTGGAAAACCAGTAGCAACAAATGTTGCTTTAAGACAAATTAAACCAAGATTTTATTCAGCATAGGATATAGATATGGCAAATAATTTTATGAAAGATATTTTAGGTTTTGGAATACCTGATGTATATGGTGGTATTCTAACACAAGACCAATTAAACCAACTAAGCGATCAAGCAACAAAACGTGGCATTAGTATGGGTTTGCTTGACTTTATTACTACACCTAAAAATCAAGGATTTGGCACAATTACACCTTATATTGGTAAAGCAGTAGGTAGTGGATTACAATCATATCAAGGTGGATTAGATGCAGGTCTTGCCGGTGCAATTAAAGCAAAAGCATTGCAAACAGACGATACACCTAAGTTTGGCACTATTGATCCATCTAAATATACTCCTGAATCTGTAGCAAAATTTGAAATAACAAAAAAACCATCTGATTTAAGAGCAATTACTAAACCTACAGATGTTAAAGCATTTACTCCTCAAGAGATAGAGGTATTAAAACAAACATATCCTAAATTAGCAGAAGATCCGGAGATGTTGACAGTATTAAGTTCTTTTGACAAAAAAGATGCTTATAAAGCATTAACAGACAGATATGCTCCTAGTTCTGATACAACTGACACATCTACAAATGAAAGAAATGCTTACGCTAAAGGTTTGTTTGGTAATAAAATAAATCCATCAACAGGTCAACCTTATGGAAATAATGTATCATTTTCTGAACTTGATCCTGCAAATGCAATGGAAACTATAGATCAAATTAATGCAGATAAGTTAGCATTAGCAGTTGATACAGAAAAAGCAAAATCTGACTTCACAGTAGGTAGTAAAGAGTATCAATTAAAAACAGCAGATGCACTGCGTAAAGAATATAACGGGCAACTAAAAGAAGCAGGGTATATGGATCTAGAGCAAAACTATGAAAAAATTAAACGTGCTATAGATCAAAAAACTCCAATTAGTGATGTTGCTAGTGCAACCAGTATTATGAAATTACTTGATCCAGGTTCTGTTGTGCGTGAGTCTGAATTAGAGATGGCAATGAAAACAACTGGTTTATGGGATCGCATGACAAGTTTTAGCGAAAGAACACTCAAAGGAACAAAATTAACACAACCTCAAAGAGATGAGTTTGAACAACTTGCTAGAGAGTTTTATGAAGTTGCTAAAGATACTAAAGTTAAGATTGATAGAAGATATGCAGATATTGCAAATCAATATGGCATCCCTATTGAGTTACTTGGTGTGCGGACAGCAGGCGGTAAAGGTATGAAAACATATAATCCAAAAACAGGAAGGATTGAGTAATGGCAGATAACTTTCAATACATTAATGTTGGAGATGAGGTAATACAATTTCCTGCTGATATGTCTGATGCTGATATTGAAAAAGCATTACAACAAAATGATCCTGAATATCAAAAATATAAAGAGTTATATTTAGATATACCTGGTGTTCAAAATATACCTTCTTTCCCTGAATACAAGCAACAATTACAAGACACAAAAGCAGATGAAGAAAGACGTGCTAATAGAGGTGTTGGTGAAAAAGCACTTGGTGTAGGAGAAACTGCATTATCAACAGGCAGTGCTGTTGGTTCAGCATTTTTATCTCCATTTGTATGGGGTGGTGAATCTATTGTTGATTTGGTAAAAGGTAGACCTGTTGAGTCTTTTGAAAACAGATTTTCTGAATTAATGCAAGAAGGAACATACCAACCACGAACAGAAGCAGGTCAAGAATATACTAAAGATGTTGGGGACTTTATTAAAGAATCCAAAATAGAAGGTGCTATTGGTATGCCTTTTTTAGGTCGTATAGGCAATCCAGGGTCAGGCACTGCTATTAAAGAAGGTGTAAAACAAGTTGGCAGTAAAGTAGGTGAGCAAGTAAGCAAAGTAGTCCCTAAAGTCGAGGGTGGATTCACATCTCAGTTATTTGGCATGACAACTGGCGCAGGCAAGAATCCAATACGAATTGCTTACGAAACTGGTAAACAAGGAACTAAAAAAGAAGTAGATGCTTTTATCAAAGGTATTGATGGTAATGCTTCTCCTGAAAGTTTAGTGCAACGAGCAAACAATGCTTTAAACCAAATTAAAAAACAAGTTGCTTTAGAATATCAAGCAAATAAAGCAAAACTGCAAACAGATAAACAAATTATTGGTTTTGATGACATTGATGCTGTATTAGATGATATTAAACAAGCAGGCAAGTTTGAAAAAACTACAGTTAATCCTAGCACAGTTGCAATGCAAACTAAAATTAGAAAAATTGTTAATGCTTGGAAAAAAAAGAATCCAAAGAAATATCATACACCTGAAGGCATTGATGCACTTAAAAGACGTATTGGTGATTTGTATGATAGCACTCAACCAGGCACACAAGAACGATTAGTTGTTGATAAAGTATACAATGGTATTGGTGATACTATCAGAGCAAATGCCCCTATTTACGATGAAATGATGTCACAGTATGCTCAAGGTAAAAATTTAATTAGAGAGATACAAGACACATTTAGTCTGAAAGAAAAGAAAAGTGTTGACACACAATTTAGAAAATTAACATCTATATTAAGAGATGGTGTCAATGCAAACTTTGGTGAAAGATTTAATTTAGCACAAAGACTAAACCAATTAGATCCTACTTTATTTCCTGAGTTGGCAGGAGAAAGTTTAAAATCTTTAACTCCTCAAGGAATACAAAGAGCAATTGGTTCAGGTAACATTCTTGGCAATTTATACTATGGTCTTGATCCATTAGTTGCATCATCACTATTAACACAGAGTCCTAAAATAGTTGGTAAAGGGGCATTTCAATTAGGCAGAGGTGTCAGAGGTGTGCAAAATATGACAGATCAAATTGCAAGTAAAATTAAAACACCTGATATGCCATCATTACTAGGCACAGGTTCATCACAAGCAGTAACAGATCCATTAGGGTTGTTAGGCATTAGTGAGAGATGATATGGCACGATTTAAACTTACCTCCCATAAACTTATACAACGCACCAGGAAAGGAATCTGATGGAAATGGATCATACAGAAGCACGACTGAACACTCATGAAGCAATATGTAAAGAACGCTATGAATCAATCTGTGCAAGACTAACAAGACTTGAAAGAATTATGATCGGCATGACTGGCGGTATTCTTTTCATCCTAATTCACATTGCTCTTAAAATGTCATGAACAGGGAAACAGCATTATTAGTTTCTGTATTACTTGTAATACTGTTTTATATTCATACATCATGGGCAGACACAACAACAAATATAAAATATAGTGGTCAACCTGTGCAAAGTGCTTTTGCCCCATCTGTATCTGCATATGGATCTGATATGTGCAGGAGCGGGGTATCAGGGGGTGCAAATACTGGTATGATTTCTATATCAGGAGGTGCTACAATTGTAGATGAAAATTGTGAGATGTTACGTCAGGCACGCTTGCTCAATGATCTCGGACTAAAAGTAGCATCTGTTGCACTTATGTGTCAAACAGATTCTATATTTATCGCAATGTTGCAATCCGGGAGTCCCTGCCCTTATCTTGGCAGTTTAGGAGCATCAGCAGAAAGAGCATGGTATGAAAAGAGACCTGATTTATTTAAAAAAGTATTTGGTGAGAATTACACTCCCCCTACTGTCACTTACCCTATGGAGTAACGCTTATGCTTGGTATTGCACTTACACACCTACGTCAGAAGGTTATATCGCTGAAGGATCTTTGTATTGCGAAGGTATTGATCCTGCTGTCGCACTTGAAAGTCATTGGTGCGTATCTTATCAACCTAATGATCCGATTTGTGATCCATATAAGCAACCGACTTGTGTTGATACTGTGGAATATCGTACAGAAATGTGTCCCCAATACTATGAAGGAAGCATATCACAGAGCAGAAATTATAGTTGCTCATCCCAAACTTGGTCAGACTGGTTTAACTCTGGCGGTGCTTGTGTTCCTTTACCCGCTTCGTGTTTTGGTTATAGTGTTACACAAACTAGGAGTTGCGATCAAGGATATAATGGAGAAATAAAGGATAGCGGAGAATATATATGTCCAACCCCTTACTCAGAACCAGTATTTACAGGATGGGTAGAAGAAAGCAACACTTGTATAGCAAGCGTAATAGACATAAACGATCCAACGTCAGTAGTCAGTCCAATCTCCACAAATGCTACAACAGCGAATACAGATACTGCAACTGCACCACAAGTTGTCAATACAATACCGACTAATCCTATACAGTCAGCAATAAGTCAACAATTAAGTGAACCGATCGAGCAACCGATCAGCGATACGAATGAAGATGTCAACAATGAAACTGACAGCAAAGAAGAAGTAAAAACAACAAAAGAGAATAGGGATAATAAAAAGTCTAAAGAGGATAAAGATGATGTCGAAAATGATACTCATGAAATTCTTCCTGGATTTGGTGTTGTATTATCACCTTTAACTTTATCACAAAATTCTTTTGGGTTTGCTCAATTACCAATACCACAACCTTTTTCTATAGAACAGGAATTTACAGATGAGTTTAAAAGACTTGAAACCAATATCATTGACTTTATCAAGCAAGGCGATAGCGAGGATTATTATAGTCGTAGCACCAATAGTGCTTGGGATAGGATACTCAGCAACCAGTTTCTATATTAAGATGAATGAAACAATAGAAGCAAGTGAAGGTTTAGGTGGTATTAAAAAAGATATACAAAAAATGCAAATAGAAATTTCAGGATTAAAAGAAAGACAAGTAGAGTCATTAAATACAAGTATTCGTTTACAAGAAAAATCAAGTGAAGCATATAGTCTATCTAAAGAAGCAATAGCATTAAGTAAGGCAACAAGCAGAGAAACAGAAGCAATATCTAAATCATTACAAAGTGAAGTGGATACAAAACTACAAGCATTAAATGATAAACTAGATGTTATTAAACGTGCTACTACAAACCCATTAGACAGAAGATGAAATTAGATGCAAGAACTTTAAGATCAATATATGAGATGTTAATTACTACACATACTTTAAGAAATATAGGACTGCCCCCATCTAAAGAAGTTGAGTTTGAGTTGTTAGATATGGATCAGGATTGTATGGCATCTTACACACCTGACCCTGACACAATAGGAATATGTTCTCAGCGACATAGATTCTTAACCAGTGTTATTAAATCAATGTTGCATGAAATCATACATATGACTAACCATTTATATGGAAAATCTTATTTAAGACATGATAAACATTTTCAAGAATTAAGAAAACATATAGCAGACGAATTAGGTTTTGATGAAAATGAAATATAGGAGTATTAAATGTTAAGCATACTATCCGGGATATTAGGATTTGCAACAAGCGGGTTACCAAGTATATTAGATTTCTTTAAACAAAAAGGAGATCAAAAGCATGAACTAGCAATGTCAAAATTAGACATGGAGCGTAGTCTTGCTATGGCAGAAAAAGGTTTTGCTAGTCAAGAAAGAATAGAAGAGTTTAGAACAGATCAAGTGGAGATGCAAACATATGCGCAAGAAAGAGAAGCATTATATAACCATGATGCAAAAATGTCGGAAAATGCGTCTCCTTGGGTTAATAATCTCCGTGCTAGTGTTCGCCCCATTATCACCTATATTTTTGTTTTTCTTTTGTTATTTACTGACGTTGTCGGAATGATATGGGCAGTTAAAAGTGGTGTTGATTTTGCTACCGCAATGGAGTTAGTATTCTCTGATGAAGAGATGGCAATCGTAGCATCTATTATTGGTTTTTGGTTTGGGTCAAGGCACTGGGAAAAGAAAAAGTGATAACCAGTGAAGAGGGAATTAAACTTATTAAACATTTTGAAGGGTGTCATTACCATCCTTATCTTTGTCCTGCTTTACTGTGGACTGTGGGTTATGGTCATGTTCTCTATCCAGAACAAAATAGACTCAAACTATCAGAAAGAAAGACATTCTCATTACACAAATCACATGATAGAAAATGGACTCAAAAGGAAGTAGATGATCTTTTACGACATGATTTACAGCGATTCGAGCGTGGCATACATCGTTTGTTACCTTCTGTGCCACTTAAACAAAATCAGTTTGATGCTTTGGTTTCTTTTGCTTTTAATCTTGGTTTGGGGACATTACAAAGATCGACTGTAAGGTCTGCATTACTTCGTGGAGATGAACAGCAAGCAATAGATTCTTTATTGCTATATAGACGTGCAGGCGGTAAGATACTTAAAGGACTTGAACGAAGAAGAGCAATGGAAGCACAGTTATTCTTCAAACATATAAAATGAAGATATTGTTTATCGACATAGAGACGAACGCATCAGTAATTTCTGCATGGGGATTATATGATATTAATGCTAGTCTAAATCAAATTATCAGCAGAGGTAAAATGATTTGTTGGTCTGCTAAATGGAAAGATGATGACAACATTATCTTTGATTCAGAATGGACTTCTTCGCATAAAAAAATGGTCAAGCATATCTGGAAACTTATGGATGAAGCAGACATTGTTTGTCATTATAATGGTCAGGCATTTGATGTAAAATGTATACAAAGAGAGTTTTTGCTATTAGGTATGCCACCTCCAAGTCCATTTAAACAACTTGATTTGCTTCGAGTTATTAAAAGAAACTTTAGATTTATATCTAATAAACTTGATAATGTTAGTCAGGAATTAGGCATTGGTTCTAAGTTAAAGCACGCAGGAATGGATTTATGGAATGATGTCAATAAAAAAGATCCTGATGCCAGGCAGATCATGCAAAGATATAATGAGCAAGATACTTTATTGTTAGAAAAACTTTTCTACAAACTAGAGTCATGGTTAGGTGGATATATTAACCATAATGAATATAGTGATGTAGTTGTATGCCCTACTTGTGGTAGTTCTCATATACATAAACGAGGATTCAAAAAAACTAATACTCAAACATACCAACAATTTAGATGTATGGATTGTGGTTCTTGGAGTAGAAGTAATAAATCAATTAAGGGTAAAACAAAATCAGAGTCGGTTATCAGCATAAGGTAAAAATTATGGACATAGATGAAATAGCAGAACATATGATTGGTAAAACAATCGAAGATGTTACTTTAACTTTTGGAGAGGATACAATAACAATTTTCTTATCAAATGGTATGAGTGTTGAAATTATATGCGACAGCATCTATGCAGATGTCCCGGAGTTTGATGATTAAAGATATAGAACTGCCTGACGGCACAATAACAGATAATTATTCACAGAAGTATCAAAGATATTGTGAAGCACTCAACCTTAGCAAAAAACCACTTTACAAACGCAGAGAATGGTTAAATAAACTTAAAGACAAAGAAAGAATAAGCGAACTTAAATACTGGTTAGAATGGATATGGAAAGCAAAATAAAAAAAACACTGACAAAATATGTTGATTATGTAATCGAATATCTGCCAGTGCTTGTTGGTTTATATTGTGTTTATATATTCTTTATAATCGTTTGTGCTATTTCTAATTAAAGACAAACAATCACACCACTTTCTGTTACTTTGCAAATTTGCAACTCTCCGGCAGGATCAATAATTGTCACTGTTTCACCTGCAATTACATCAAAAGATAACATTAATGCAAACACTATTGCTAATATTAATTTGTCCATACTAACTCTCCTCAAAGTTTATTAAATTATCAGGAAACATTTTATAGTGCTTTCCTGTTATATTATGACTAACTTCTACCCTACAAGTTCCATCATCTTGATTAAAGAATACCACATCAAAATGGTTGCCGTCAATTATTAATTTTCTTGTTATCATTCTTACAAATTCCATTTCCTAAAAAGTCTCTCCCGCACCACCAAACTTTATGAAATGTATTGGCGGGTTTTTTACATTTATTACATACTTGATTGCCTAATTTAATCTTCGTCATGCAATGAATCTTCTATCCAATCTTCATCAATTACTGGAGATCCATTTCTTCTTGCTTTTTGTTCAAGTATTTGATTAAGTCTTTCTTGATACGATTGTTTTTCTGCATCACAATACCAGTTTTGTTTATTACATTCTTGTATGCAATTTTTTAACCAAGTTTCTTCATCAACATCTTTCTCTACTTTATAACCTCTTCGATCAAGATATTTATATTGGTCACCTTTACACTTACCCCTAAACTCTTCCGGTGTAAGTTTCTTTCTCATTATTTCTATGGTTTCAAGACCACCTCTTTTATAGTGGTCAGGATTAATTGGGTCGCTCATATGAACTCCTTACTATATTTAAAAAGTAAATTAGGAGGTATTTTAAATGCTTTCTTAGACACTTTGTCACCATCACCATAACCTTCCCAATATATAAGTCTATTGACAAATATACAATGTAATATATCACCTTTTTTTAAAGAATGAAACTTTTTACCATCGTATATTATCCAATAGTCTGCTTTGCTAACACATAGTGCTGTTTGTTGATCGTTCATTTCAAACTCAATTAACACACTATTAAACTCATGACATCGAGGACATGACTTAACTTCTATCTTCAGATCTACTTCAGGAATATAAATATCATATTCCGGGAAATAACCTGTTTTCATAAAAGCATGAGGATACTTTTTCTGTATTCTTTGTAATACAATATCCTCTACTTTTTGACCTTCTGCTAACCATTTAGCAAAATTAGTGCTTGGTGCTGTCATCACTTTCTTCTACTAAATGCTGTCTTAATATTGAAGTAGCAACTAAAGACATTCCTAAATTAATGCCACGCTCAAATGCTCTAGTAATTAATCTAAGCGCATCATCTTTTATTTCTTGCTTTGCTTTAAGATCATCAATTAGATTATTTAACTCTTCTAAAAAGACTTTATTAAAATCTTCCACACTTACACCATTTGCTACTGCTTCATCAAATGCACTCATTAATTTAACTCCTCTACGATTAAAATATCACCATCAACATCGCACCTGACATTTTTAATACGAGTGTAAATAGATGATTCATTTTCCCACTTGGTTAATAATTTATTTTTATAGCAAATTTTATTATCGTATGTTACTGGTTTACTTTCCAAGTAATATCTAACGGCAATACCAAATGCTATAAAAAAAACGATTGTAACTAAAATAAAACTAATAATTTTCCTTAGTAAACTTTGATTATTCATCTAATCCTCCTTCTCGTGACTAAGCGTATAATACTAATAAATCTCAAGGAAAGGAGAATCATTATGTGGACAACACCTAGTGCAACTGAAATGCGTTTTGGTTTTGAAGTAACAATGTACGTATGCAATAAGTAATTATTGTTTACATTATTCATGGGGGATTGGAGTCCCCCTGAATAAATATTTAAGTTTTGTATTTGCACCTCTATACCAATCTGCATCAAATCTAACCCGCACCCAACCTTTTTGATTCCTAACACCACCTAGCGTAACTGCATTTTTAGGCAAGTATATTAAGTTTGCTTGCGGTACTTTTCTGTAAATAAAATTAGAATGGAAGGTCATCTTCTGCATCAGCACCTTCTACAGCAGGAGCAGATCCGCCACCATTATATGGTTCTTGGACTGTTCCACTAATAAATTTAACACCTTTATTTGATTCACGAATCCAACCTGACAATCTTAACTCTTTGCCATCCACTGTAATTGTTCCAGTGTGAGTTGGTCGTTTAGGGTTATCTCCCTGGTCGTTCTTAAATAACACAAATGTATTATTGTTATCATATTGTTCTGCCATACTAATCTCCTTGATTGTTTAAAGAATTGTTTTCAATTTTTTCCATCCAGTCATTAATTTGACTTTCAGTCCAAACGCTTGTATTTTTTCCCACTTTTGTAGGTTGTGGAAAATCACCTTGTTTTATCCAAAGATAAATTGTAGATTTACTAATACTCAATACTTTAGATAATTCTGTTGCACGATATAACTTTTGCATACTAATCTCCTATGTTAAATGTTGGTTTTTTAACCCAACGTGGCGGTTCTATGTCTTTAATGACATATTCGTTAATAAAATCTAAAGCATACGGCATATACCATGCCATAAACTTTTTGTTATATGGAATTACTTCTAACTTTGTTTCCTCTTCAGTCCACACATAGAAGTATGCCATATCCTTTTCATGCACAAACATTTGTAGTTGCACCTGGTAATAATATCTATCAGGGATGCTTGGGTAGACACCGCTAGAATAAGGACACTTAATCTCTACAGGGTATCCGTTATAAAGTGCATCTACTGAGCAACCAATGGGATGGTTCTCATGCACAACTAACTTATTACCTGGTTCAAGAATGTCGTCTAGTTCTTTTTCTAAAGCAGATAATGCAACAGGTTCGTAAAATTTACCATGTTCTGTAGCATCATTCCCCTCAAAAGGTGGTTCTCTAAACGTCATTTGTCTCCACAATTTCTTACGATCATGTATCACCGCATAAGCATTGGATGCAGTGATAATGTTATGTCGTCTATTATCCTTCAGATGATCTGAGTTTGTTTGCATAATCTCTTAGCACCTCCTGAGCGTGTGGATCTAATTTAAAAAACTCACCTTTTAAGTTACCATCTTCATGTGCTTTAAGTAACCTAGTTTGAATTTTTACAATATCTTCATCTGATAAAGTTTTTGGTTCTTCTTTATTAGCATCTCTGTTGTCTTTAGTATCCGGATCTAAGGATGAGTCGTCCAGTAAAAACAGGTTTCCTAGCGCATACTTTTTTGCATAGGATGAACTTGCTCCAAAGGACTGGGCGATGTCCATACCCTTACGATTAACACTGATACCTGCTTGCGCAGTAACAGATGCAACTTCTTCTTTGTGTGACAGTTGAGCAGTTGCCTGGATATATGGAATCCCGGCAACCTCTTTAACTTCATCAGATATTGTTAAGATACAATCTTTCAGTAATGGTTTCACTGCTTCTAAAATATCTTCTGCACTACGATATTTATATTTACCAAAACTATTAAATTGATTCTTTGGTGCTTTTAATTCTTGTTGTATTCTATTTAATTCTTTCATTACTTTCCTCCTGTTGTTGCTGTTCTTGTTGTTGAATGTTATGAAGACCTTGGTCATTTTCTTGAGCAAATTCTTCGTTTAATTGTTGCAAAAATTCTATAATATCCATGTGATTAAAACTCCCCCTATTAATAGATAAAAGATTACAAGGTCGAGAGTATCCTTACGTTTACGCTCGATCTCAGATTGTTTCCAATGATTATATTGATTCATAAACTACTCCTCCTAAATACTTGACATAGGTTTCTGCATCAAGTTCATTAAAAAATGATTCTAAGTATAATTTATTTTCAAAGACCATGTAAACTTTTTTTTCATGGTCATATTCAATTCTGTATTCAGCAGGTGGTTGTTTCTCCAACCACCCGTCATAATCAGTCAACCAACTATCGTATGTTCGTGTCATTATTCTCTCCTTATTTAACACGTTTCTTAAATGCGATCCAGTATGCTTCATCTATCGGTAACTCGTATGAGGTCTTAAGACCTTTGAGTTTGAAGATAAGTGAATCGCCCTGCAAGGTAACTATGATGTTGCGGTTACCTCGCTCGAACTTAACTACGTCTGTTTCTCTTGTTACTGGTTTTGTTAATTTTGTTGCCATTTCTCTTCTCCTTATTTATTTAACCTACATATATATAATACCACAATTAAAATTAATTGCAAGTTTTTTTATAAATAATTTTATAAATATTTATTGCATAAAGTTTTTTAATAGTTTATGATAGGGGTGTTTTTAATTAATTGGAGAATACATTGAAGTATGAAGAAGCAATAAAAAAGTTTGACGGGTCTGCACGAAAGATGGCGGAAGCACTTGGTGTTTCTGTTCCTGCTGTGCAGTATTGGAAATCAACGGGGGAGATCCCATCAGTTCGAGCATTTCAAATTAAGGTCTTAACAGATGATAATAAAGACATTTAAAATCATTGATGACGAAGGATTGGGTGTTCGTATTTTTAACAGCAAATATGATGCTAAACAATTTATAGAGTCAAGACCGGAAATGAAAATAGTAACACTGGTTCGAGATACATATAAAGAAGCATTTAAAAAAGTAGGGGAGTGTTTATTTTGAATATTAGAAATTGGGGGAGGTATCAACCGAAGATGAAAGATAGAAATGTAATATGGATTAAATTGTATCGTCAGATACTAGAAGATTATGAGTGGCACAATCTATCATCAGATAGTAAAGCAACATTAATAGAGATCTTATTATTAGCATCGGAAAACAATGGAGAACTGCCAGAGGTTCATAAAATAGCGTTTAGACTACGAAAGACCAATGAGTTTATCCAGGAACAGATTGAGTTGTTATCACATTGGTTACAAGATGTTGACAAGATGTTACCAAGTTGTGAACAAGATGTTCCCTTAGAGAAGAGTAGAGATAGAGTAGAGAAGAATGATCCTTTGTCTTTAGATTTGTTTGACAAATTTTGGAAAGCATATCCTAATAAAACTGGTCGTAAGGATGCTCTAAAGAAGTGGCAATCAAATGGGTATTATCAGGAGTTTGACAAAATTATAAAACATATTGATACTATGAAACAAACTGAGCAATGGAAAAAAGGAATTATTCCAAATGGTTCTACTTACATAAACCAAGAAAGATGGAATGATGATCCAGGCGCACAAAAAAATAGATGGGAAGGTGGAGTCTAATGAACATAGGAGAAGTGTTTGATAAATTAACTGTTACTGCTGAACAGGTTAATCAGGAAACAATGCAGATCATACCGGCAGATTTTAGAATTAAAAATCCAACTGCATTTGAAGAACAATTTAAAGATCTTGCTAGAGGTGGTCACACAAAAGGGTATCCATTAGCATGGAACAAAACTCATGAATCATTTGTTTGCCGTCCTGGGGAGGTAACAATAGTGCATGGTTTGTCATCTAGCGGGAAGACCGCATGGTTATCACATAACACTTTATATCAATTGCAGATGTGTAAAATAATGGTCGCATCGCTTGAGATGATGCCAGTGTTACAATTGCAGAGGTTATACGCTCAGAAATATGGATCACCTGATATTGTTGAATCCAATATACCTAACTTTCTAAATAGTTTAGAAAACTTATATATTTATGACCAGGGAGCATCAACAACACTAGAAGATATGATCGCAATGATTAACTGGGGTGTATTACATGATGTAGAAATCTTTATAATTGATTCCCTTATGAAGTTGAGCGGAGTATCTGAGGAGTCGATGGAATCCCAAAAGAACGCTATGTCAGTCCTGGCAGACATTGCTATTGAATATCAGATACATATTTTTATTGTTTGTCACAGTAAAAAACTAATGAATGATTATGATATACCTTTAGCAAATCAAATATCAGGTTCTCAACATTTACGCAATCTTGCATCTAACATCATCTGTATATGGCGCAATAAAGAAAAACATTCAAAAATATTGAATGGTGATATTACCGCAGAGGATGCAAAATTAATTCCTGATGCAAAAGCATTAGTTCAGAAACAAAGAAATTACTTCGGTGAAGATGGTGAACCAGTGTGGAATTTTTGGTTCGATGGAAAATCAATGTTATATAGGGAGAGACCATGATAGATTTAAATAAGTTTGTTGAAACAATGATAAGAGAATTTGATGTAAAATCTTATCGTATTAGAGACAAAAAAGGAGCAGTCGTAAAATTTGTTAAAGATGGAATTAATATGGAGGTGAGTTATGAAAATAAAAAAAACATTACACATAACAAATAATAGTAATTATTTAGAGGTTGTATTAGCAATTGTTACATCTTTAGATGAAGGTGTTTATGATATGATTATCATGGATAAAGATGGAGCAAGAAGTCACGATCAAAACAGTTTGTTGTGGGGTGTAATCTATAAAGGATTATCTCAAACTACCGGGTATTCTGATACTGAATTACACGATATTTTGCGTATGAAATTTGATTTAAAAAATGAAGATGGTTCATTAGCATCAACAGCAGGATTAACAAAGACTGAGTTTAATGAGTATGTAGATAAAATTATTAACTGGTCTAAATCATTAGGGGTGTCATTTGAAAAAGAGCGAGAAGGAGTACTTTGAAAAATTGGTTGAATTTGGATGTGTGGTTTGTAAAAGGAATGGTGTTTACACACAACCATCTATTCACCATATACGAGAAGGCATGGGGATCGGGCAACGTAACTCTACAGAGAATTGCTTGCCACTTTGCCCTATGCACCATCAACATGGAGGTTATGGTGTTGCGTTTCATGCGGGGAAGAAAGCGTTTGAAGAGCGATTTGGAACAGAAGCAGAATTATTGGAATGGTTGAAAGCGAGGTTGTAATGTATGAGTTTTGTTTAATTGTTTATTTAACAATGGAAGAACCTAAATATATTGGAAACTTTGAGTCATGTGCAGTAGCAAATATGTATGTTGCAGAGTATTATCATGATGCACCATATACTGTATGCTTGCATGAAAATTATATTGTATTGCCAAAAGATTTTGTAAAGAGAGAGGTTCATGTTAGCAAAAACTAGATTATTTATGACAAATAAATTACAACTAGATAATGAAGATATTTTTCAAAGATTGTTAAAATTAAAAAAATATTGGATACAAAGATTTGATGTTCCGTTTTATACACTAGGTCGTAATGCTTATCTCGATGGCAAAACAGATGCTTATTATAAAGATATGAATGAAGTAAAGCGTAAGTTATTATTAAATTTTAGTCCTGATTATGCACATATTCTTTTATGTCTACAAAATTATCTTAATGAAAAAATACACATAGATCATGATTACGCTATACCATCTTTCCATATATTTAAATCAGACCCTGCATTTTTAAACTTTCCTAGTAATTGGCATACTGATTACCCACATAAAATTTTAGGTTTAGGTGATAAAGATGCTTATAGTTTTACTTACGTTGTTAAAATACCATCATCAGGAGCAGGATTAGAATATAAAGATGGCAAAGAAACAAAGTATCTACAATATAGTCCATACGATTTTATATTGCATTGTGGTGATTTTTTGCATAACATTGCACCACTAAAAGAATATAAAGAAAATGAATATAGAATTACTTTGCAAGGACATATCATCAGGCATAATGATCGTTTAATAATGTATTGGTAGGAGGTTATATGGGTAAAGGTAGCAGTAGAAGAGTTGAAGATTTAAAAAAAATAGAATCAAATCCATTTTGGGAAAATACAACATACGCTAAAAAACAAAAGGAAAAATATGGCAACCAGTCCAACACAACTGACACTAAAAAAACTAAAAAGTGAAGGATATGAAACAGTTCAGGTGGTTGAAGTGTGGATACCATTTAGTCGTACTCGTAGGGATTTGTTTGGAGCATGGGATATACTTGCAGTTAAAGATGGAGAAACCACTGCCATACAGGTTACTTCCAAATCTAATATATCAGCAAGAGTTAAAAAAATATCTGAGAACGAACACGTTAATAATTTAAGGGATGCCAACTGGAAACTATTAGTTCATGGTTGGTATAAAAATAAAAGCAATAGATGGGAGTGTAAAGAAATTGACGTTAGTTAAAAGTCCTTATGACAGAACAGACTACAAATATAAACTTAAAGAAAGATATGTAACTCGTAAAGAAGCAATAGATGCTTGTTTAAAAGTATTAAATGGTCAAGAACTAACAAGAAAAGAAATAGAAGAACAAACTGGTTTGGATGAAGTTCATACTCATAACATAATGCAAAAAATGAGAGATCTAAATTTAATCAGAGTTTTAGATAAAAAGAAAAATGGAAAAAGACTTTATACAAAACAATATGAGTGTTTGCTTGCAGATATGCTAATGCCATCACCTGAACAAATTGAAAAACAATTTAAAATTAAATCAAGAACTGTTAGAAAAGTAGAGCAAGGCGGTAATAGAAGTGCAGGGTTTGGTGGAAAAGTAACTTATAGTAAAAATTATCCTTGGGACATAGAATGAATTTAGAATATTTAAAACATTTGTTAAGTTTATGGACTAGATGGATGAAAAATGACGATCATGGTCTTGGTTACCCAAAAAGAAGTATAGGTATGAGTACAGGCGGAGCATCTACTGAAGATACTTTTGATGAAATGTATGATGATTTAGAACTTGATAAAGTAAAAACTTTAAATGCAGTTATCAATGCTTTAAATGATGAAGAAAGAAA